GGACTTCAACGAGAATTACAACAGTGGCAGGACAGGTGTTACGGGGCTGAATTGAAGAATGAGCGGCAGGACGGCGAATGAGTCGAGACTATCACATTCCCGATGGATATCAGGAGAAGCAGCGCGAACGAATCAATGCCGAGTTGCGTACCGATCTCATTGAACGAATCGACCACAGAAACTTTTTGATGGGATTCGGGCATGATGTCGAAAGAGCGACAAGACAGTTTGACGAGCAAATCCTTGAATCGGGTATGTCCTTCGACGAAGCAAATCAGGTGCTACACGTAATGCACCACACGAACATGAAGATGGTGAAACGTGCGAGCATCGCGGCTGCGAAGAAAATTTGAGTTCGTCGAGCATGAGTCCGTAAAGGACTGGCAATGTATTCGCATCCGCAAGGGTCCCTTCAGCGGTTTGGTTTACTGCTACGGCCGGGTTGGTGTGGTCGAGCAGCCAGAGGGCGCGAAGCTGGAATTCAGTTTCGACATGGTTGAGAACCCTCGCAAGGTTGATCTTGATGGGAAGAAGTTACACAAGTTGTTGGGTGACATATTGGTGTTCTTGCTTGATGAACAAATGAATGGTGGCGAGATTGTTTCGGACCACATTACTGCCGAGAAAATTGAAAACATAGAGGCCAAGGAGTTTGATGATGGGTAACATGGATACAACTGTTGTTGCTGTAACTGGGCTGCTCGTAACGGTAGCTATCACGATTGCTATCTGTATTACGGTAGCTGTAGTCTCCGAGCATAGGCAAGAGGTTAAGATGGCTCAGCTAGGGTTTACTCCAGCGGATGTCAATTACTCGAATACATGGGTGAAGCTAGAGGAAGGTGAGTAATGCTATTGTTCTTGTTGATTGCGATTGCGATAGCGGCTATCGGTTGGGGTGCTTACAACACTCGTGATGCCGAGCATGAGCCTTATTGGGGTTGGCGTCCGGCAGCCTTGATTAGTGCTTTGGTGATTGGTTTCTACATCTTCATTGCTTGTCTTGCCATTGATACTAGCCGTACTTTGAAGCCCACAAGAACTGAAGTAAGGACTCTTGAGTTAGCCGCATTGAAAATTGGTGATAGGCTCTCAGGCAGTTTCTTCTTAGCGTCGGGATGGATCGACAGTAGTGAAGTATACATTTATATGTACCGAATGAAGAACGGAGATTTACGCCGGGCTCGCCATAATGCGTATCGCTGTACCGTTCGAGAAACAGATCGGCAATCCCCGCGACGGATTCATGACCGACGCTTCTATAAGGGTTGGCAGCTTCCATGGGAAATCCGAATGCCGGATTCGATGGTATGCTTCGTCGTTCCTCCGGGTACTGTGATTTCACTAGACAAGTACGAGATTGATTGATGCAAGAGTCAACTGAGGCACTGATCCTTCGGAATCTGATATACAACGAAGTCTACGCTCGCCGTGTTCTTCCATATTTGTCACCGGAGTATTTTTCGAACAAGGTAGACCGTACCCTGTTTGAAAGCATTTCGCTGTACATGCTGACCTATGGCAATCGCCCCAGCAAAGAGGCGGTTGTCATTGCGCTTAATGATGACTCTGAGTTGAGCGACGATGAGTTCAAGCAAGCCACACTCGTATTGAATCAGTGTGAGGCCAAGAAAGACGATGTGAATGATGAACAGTGGTTGCTAGATCATGCTGAGCAGTTCTGTAAGGACAAAGCGATCCACAATGCGATCATGAAGTCGATTCATATTATTGATGGGAAGAAAAAGAAGCTGAGCCGAGATGCGATCCCGGAGATCCTTAGTGAAGCGTTGTCGATATCATTCGATCCTCACATCGGCCACGATTTCATCGAGGACTGTGACGAGCGATACGACTTCTATCATTCGGTCGAAGTGAAGGTTCCGTTCAATCTTGAGTTCTTCAACAAGATCACCAACGGTGGTTTGTCGAACAAGACACTGAGCATCATATTGGCTGGCACCAACGCTGGTAAGTCGTTGTTCATGTGCCACTACGCCGCGTCGGCCTTAGCTGACGGCAAGAACGTATTGTACATCACTCTTGAAATGACAGAGAAGAGAATTGGTGAACGCATTGATGCCAACTTGATGAATCTGGCGATCGACGACGTGCGGAAGTTGCCGAAAGTAATGTATGATACTCTCATGGACCGCATCAAGACAACTTGCAAGGGCAAGCTCATTATCAAAGAGTATCCAACGGCATCTGCGAACGTCACACACTTTCGTCACTTGCTGGCTGAATTGCGGCTGAAGAAGAAATTCAAACCCCACATCATCTTTGTGGACTACATCAACATTTGTGCGTCGGCAAGATTTGCCGGGAACGCCAATGTTGGAATGTACTCATACATCAAAGCCATTGCTGAAGAGTTGCGAGGTTTGTCGGTTGAGCAAGACCTACCCATCATGACAGGGACCCAGACTAACCGATCCGGGTTCGGTAGCACAGATGTTGGTCTTGAGGATACGTCCGAGTCATTCGGATTGCCCGCAACGGCTGACTTCATGTTTGCCATGATCCGCACCGATGAACTCGATGCGCTAGGACAAGTGATGTTCAAGCAATTGAAGAATCGAGAAAATGACGTAGTTGCCAATCGCCGGTTTTTGGTGGGCATCGACCGGCCAAAGATGAAACTGTTCGATGTTTCACAGGGAGCGCAGAAGTCGTTAGTTGACACCGGGCAAGATGAGTCGGGAGCCGGGGTCGGGTTCCGAACGCAGGACTTTGATTCGAAGTTCAAACGCAAGAATACAAAAGATTTGAAGGTGTGACCCAACAACCCCGCGAAAGCGGGGCTGTTCTTTAAATAGAGGAGCCCCACTAGGTAGGGCTCGTCCAAATATCCGGCTGCGACTCGACGCCGTTCCGGTTTGATGTTTCGTTGGAGGGCCTTTCACCCCTACGCTCAAGACCTGTGCTTGAGTCACCGAACAACGTCGGTAGTGTTACTGTGCGCTTCAACAGCGCCGTGGTACAATCGAAGAGTTACCCTCTCCCACGGGCTTCGTGCTTCCGCTTCAGTAAAAGTCAAGGTGACACGACTCGAACCTGAGGCCTCTTCGCCCCGAACGAAGCGCTCTGCCAAACTGAGCTACACCCTGAAAATCGAAAGTGGAGCCGGGGGGAATCGAACCCCCGTGTCCGATGGCTCCCGCATTGCGGGCTTTCCAACGGGTCGTTCCAGTTGCGGCCCCATGTTACTACTTAGTCTTTGTTGCCTTGGTCTTTGTGACCTTTGGCTTGCGATTGAAACGCTCACTCAGAGCAAGGATCTCTTCCGCGATCTCTTGAGCCTGTTCGTCCGACTTTTCCGTGCGAGCGGCAATCACCTTGGCGATCTCCGTCTTGCGGTCGAGCCGGTTTTTCGTGGCGATGTCCTCTGCTATGCTACTCATCGGGCCACCTTCTTTGTGGCAAGCGGCACGACCGGTAACTCACGGAAGCCAGAACTGAGCGTAAAGACTTCGCCGTTCTTGACCTTCATGCTGGGCGTGACGGTGAAAACGCTCTCACCGGGAAGATGGCTGACCGTAAGGACAACCACCCGCTCGCCGTTATGGCGTCGGTGGAGAACCTGTCCGGGCTTTACATCGTGTCGCGTCATTACAATCCCTTTCACTTAAGTATACCATTTGGAGCCCTCTTGTCAAGAACCTTTCCCAAGTTTCCAAGTTTTTATCTTACCCAGCTTAACACCCTACAGATCGAACCCCATTCTAGGACTTTGGACTTTGAGTTTGACTTCCCCGGTAGGTATGGTACTCTTAGGTTGTAGACTAGACGTTCCATCCTCAAGCATTCGGAGAAATCATGAGCCAGAACCATCTTCCAGAATTGAACGACAGCGAGCGGTTGATTGGAACCGACACGCTGGAAGCGTTCCTTGACGTTTCGTGGCGCAAATGGACATTCTGTAGCGGCATGAAACGGCCGTTCATCTGGCAGTTTGCGAAGCGCCGGGCGTATAGCAAGATCGTCGGCATGAACAAAGAGATCATGCTGGATATGCTCGCCAGTGGTAACTTTGAGGATTGCTTTGTGTTCGCCCGCAACGTCGGGGTTGTCCACGCCCTTCGCCACCGGCCCGACTTCGGGACGGTCAAGACAGAGAAGATGCCGCATCGGCGTCTGCTGTTCATGGGAAATGGTTGCCTTCGTGGTGGAATCATCAACACTGGCGGCGTTTGACGCCTAAGTAGTGGAGAGGAAAAGGGGAGTCCAATGCTATTGAGTGAACGACAAATCGAAGAGTTTAAGCGTGATGTGGCCATCGAACAGTTGGAGCCCATCCGTTCAAGCGAAGTCCAGCGAAATTCGCAATACCGAATCTACCAGATCGGGGGTCATTTCTACGCGGTAGAGGTTGCCCAACCGAGCGGATGGTTCATGAGTGTTGAGCGAATCGACGAACAGGACATTCCAAAGTACACAAACTGACAGAATTTGATTGACTTGAGTGGACCGTAGTGTATACTTGACTGGTCCATCTATGGAGATTTGATATGAGCGGAACATCCCAAGTGGTCGTGCGCGGTGGAGATTTCTTCGGATTCCTTACACTGTTGCTGACTGGTCTTTTCGTGGCTGGAAAGATTTTCGGGTTCTTGGCATGGTCGTGGTGGATGGTTTTCCTTCCACTGTTGATCTACATGGGACTCGTCATAGGTGTGCCGCTAGTCTTGGTTGCCCTTGTCGCAATCACCGGTTTGGTGGTTGTCGCCGCCTATGTGCTTTTCTTGGTTCTCTTGACTGTATTCAAGGCGATCAAGCGAAAGCTGGCGTGACTGACAAGCGGCATACGAAGTATCTTGAGAAGTTGACATCGGTGGCGAGTAAGTTGCCTCCAGTGAAAGCGTCGAGAGTAGCTGCCTGCATTGTATACAAAGGGCGAGTCGTCAGCGTTGGCGTCAACAGCAAACGAACCGACACGTTTCAGAAGCGTTTTTCGAAGAACGAACACGCGATCTACCTACACGCAGAAATAGCAGCGATCAAGGCCGCGAAGAAACATCTAAGTTTGGATGAGTTGAAGAGATCGACTCTCTACGTTTGCCGGGTTCGATTTGACAACGATGACCCGACTCCCGAATGGGGGATGAGCAAGCCATGTGAAGGCTGCCGTCGAGCGAT